AACGATCAGCTTGCTGATCTTACCGAACAGGAGGTCTTAGACCTACTGGAGATGGAACAACGTCACGCCCGGCGCTCGACCATCTTAGTGCGTTTGCATCAGCGTTACACGGTGCTGCGCATGTTAAGAGAAAGGGCGGCCATCATGGAGATGATAAATGAACCCTCAAGAACTGCTGTATGAAGCTGCTAAGATCATTGACCAGCGCGGTCAGGGATACGGCGGCATAGAAAACAATTTCCAGCTTGCGGCCGACTTGGCCACGCTGCGTCTGGGGCGCGAGTTTCACCCCTACGAGATTGCGATTATTCTGGCTTGCGTTAAGAACGCCCGCGCGTTTGCGTCACCTACCCACATGGACAGCCATGTCGACGCGGTGAACTATGAACTGTTCGCTGCGACATTTGCCGAAGATTATGCGCAGGCGCGGGGTCTTCAGGACGTGTCGTATAGGGCTAAGAAAGACTTAAAGCCGGCACGTGCGGCGAAGCTGGCCGTAGTCGACGACAAGTCTAGCAACAGCGCTGTCGCGGGGGAGAGCGCGTAACTCTTTGGCCGCTTTGGTTTGGAGTTCGGCCGAATAGTCGACCAGCGGGGGACACCTGCTGGTCGACTGACACCCACTAAAACTTGCCAGCATCAAGATCAGCGGCAGTTTCATCTTTGGTTTTAGGTTCTGCAACCTGACCCCTTCAATCATTCGGCTTGGTGCCGCCCGTCACGTTCCAATCTTTAGCGGCGACAAGGCCCAAACCGACAAGCGCGCTCTGAAGATCTTCCCAGTTAAGGCTTTTGGTCTGCCAAGCATGCCAAAGAACGCTGGCAAGAGCGATAACGCCAGGGATTGTGGTCATCCAATTAGCTAACATTTTAGCCTCCTTTAGTTACATGGCCGCGACGTGCTATCACGGGCGATACATTCGACGTATTTAAAATCGGCGCAGCCTGTCAGCGCGAGCATAAGTCCCGCACAACAGCATAAACGTCGTTTATTCGATTGGCCCAGCCACGCCCAAAGGTAGCCCATGTCGGTAGTCCTTTTAAAAATCCAAGCCGCTTGTCCGTGATCTTGTTGCCTAGATAAGACTTGGCGGCAAGGATCGTCTTCGGGCCAATTATGCCGTCCTGCGGCACGCCAACGATAGACTGAAGGTATTTAGACGCGCGGCTGACGCCGCTATTGACCGCGAAGTCGAACACGGCAAAGTCGAGCCCATCTGGCAGATCGTCGCCGCTGATCTTGTCCCAATACTCTTGTTTGTAAATCGCCGCGACTTCCGAATCGGCAATCTGAAACACGTCTTTCTGGTTAAGCCCGTGTTTAGCGCGCCACGCATTGTAGGTATTCTGCGTGACGCCGTAGGCAGTGCGGCCGCCAGGATCACGCGGGTCGTCGACCTTGCCGCCCTCGTAGCGCAGTGTCGCCTTCAGCGCGGCGTCATAATTCTCTTTCATTGGCGGCTCACCAAGTCACGGATGCGGTCTAGGCGTTCGAACACCTGATTCAACACCTGATTAAAGTCCTCGCGGGTCACATAACGCCCGGCGACCAGCACTTCAATCTGGCCGACCTTCTCTGCCAATTCTTTGTCGGCTTGCTGAAGATCCTTCACGGCCGCCCAGACGGTGTTGAGCGTCCAGCCGCCCAGCACGCCGATCACGCCAATGGCCACATCAAAAAGAACTTGGTATTCAACCATAATCATCTCGCCATCGCGTTAAGACTTTGCGATCCGGCAGCGAATGCCGGCGCAAGGTTTCTGTAATCTGGAGGCAATGTAGGCACGCCACCTAATGTAGACGCCATAAGATTCTGCGCTGCTTGGCCTGCCATAGCATTTTGAGCGCGCCGCGCTAAAAGACTACCTGCACCAATTCCCGCCAAGCCCAATGAAGCAACGGGAGAGAACACAGATACGCCGGGGATTGCGCCGGTAGCCATGATGGCAGGGCCAAACTCCACGACGCCTTTGGCGATACCACTCCAATCAGCCGAAGGCGCTAAAGCGCCCAAAAGCTGCACAGCGCGAGGCGAAGCGCGCCCTGCCGCCAGATCAGCGATGATCTCTTGTTCGTTAGGCGAGAATCGCGCAATCTTATCCGGGTCACGGAATATCTTACCGAACTCGTTACTTAACGCGCCGAGCTGATCTCGCTTCGACACCGACGCGAGCCGAACAGCCTCGCGTATCTCGTCATTTCTGAACAGCCGCGACGATGTTGTTATGGCGCGGTTAAGATATTCAACGGCGCGTTCGGTCTGCGCTTCACGTCCTGCGCGCGCATTAGACGGGTCGGATATAAAATTATCGAAACTGTCGCGCAGCATATAGCCAAGACGCTGAACATTAGGATCTCTTGACGTTAGCGTATCGCCTATACGTTTGCGAAGACGATGAATTTCTTGAACGTCAAGAACATTACTGCGACCAGCATCCGATAATTGATCTAGTGCGCGCGTAACACCGCGCATTTCAGGATCATTTGCGTAGCCTGCGTTTCTAAGATCAGCTTCGGTATTTATCAAAAAGTTGTTAAAGTTGGCGTTGTCATATATACCTCCGGTATTATATGCACGTCTAAAAGCGGTTTGCTCACGAACTTCCATGCGGCCACGTTTAGCCGCCGCTTGCTCACCGATAGAAGGCGCGCGAGTGGCCGCCATGCGTCCCGCGCCATACCCGGCCATTAGCCCCGCCGCGCCAAGAACATACGGATTTTTTTCGCCGGCCTGCGCCAACGCTTCGGGAGTCGCTGCGCCAACAGCGCCGGCAACGCCTTGCGCCACCGGCTGAGCAGCCAACGCGCGCAACGCAGCCGGTGCGGCGCGTCCAGCTTGCGACATAGCGTTGGCTATCTGCCCTGCACCAGCAGCGCCAGTCAACGCACCAAAGCCGCCTTCGGACGCTGCGCGCACGACATTTTCATATGGCGTTTGCGGGGCCACGGACGGGAAAGCCGCTTCAGTAGCCCCACGAATATATTGGTACGGCGTCTTGACAGGCTCGTAGCCAAGCGCGCTGCGGCCTAAATTGTAGACGTTTCCGACAAGCTCTGCGCCGCCAAGAGCGCCCGCACCAATAGCCGCCATCGGAGCCGCCGCCGCTAAGCCGCCGCCAGTAGCCAATCCTGCCAATGCGCCAGAAGCCAAACCAAAAAGCGGTCCCGCCGCGCCGCCGGCCGCGACTTTAGCCGTGCGCATAGCCGTCGATTCAGGCGCAGATAAACCAAAATGCTGGAATATTTCCTCATCTGAATAGCCAGCTTTTTTAGCTTCAGCAGTTTCAGGCGTAGAAAGCAAAAACTTACGAATTTCTTCGTCTGAATAGCCCGCTTCTTTTGCGCCCGACACGTTAAATTTCATGGTTATTTCCCAAAGAAAGAAGACAATGGAGGCCGCGCAGCAGCGCCGCCGCCAGTCGTCAATTTACGTGCGTCGATAACGCCTTTTTTCTCTTCCTCGGACGGCTCATATCCCTTGAGCTTACCCAACCCCGAATATCTATCCGCGCGCGAAAGAATATTTTGCACCGCCTCAATCGTCATACGCGGGCTTCCGAGCATGGATTTTAACCGCTCCAGTTCATCAATGGTATTAGCTTCCTGCGCGGAAATGCTTCCCGACTGACGCTTAGTCTGAATCCATTGGTCGATTGTGGCGGACGCTTCATCTCGCAAACGCTGCGACTCTGGGTCAAGCACACGCGCCACTTCTTGCCCTGCGCGGGATCCGGCGCTCACCGCACGAAGCGATTCTGAAGGTGTCATGGATACTGACGGCATCGTTCCACGTTTGGCGAGTTGGGTAAATATGCCCGAAAGCTCGCCGAATATCTGCGACGACTGTTCTCGACCTACCTTTTCAGTAGCCTGTCTTTGGGTAAGAAGCGCAGGGCGGCGTTCGGTCGGCAACCCTTCCGTTACAAGGCGCCCTTGCATAGGCTCTTTACCCGGGGCGTACACTGTTGGCGCGGGGACATTACCTGCGTCAACATCCTGAACCATAGTCTCTGTGAATACGGGCGCTTGCCCCGGCGCGAGCGCCAAGCGAATTTGACCTTTTTTGCCGGCGACTTCGCCTATGTGAGGCTTAAGATATTCTTGCACCGTAGCCGCTTGTGTAGCCAGAGCACGAATACGCTCCGGATCATACTTATCGCCAATCATGGCGTCCCAACCGGTGCCTTCGCCAAATTTGCGAAGTTCGTCAAAACCTTTCCCGTTATTTTGTAAAACATTTCCCGCGACCTCGCGAAGACGAGAAAGTTCGCTCATTGATTTATCTAATTGTTCTTTGGACGCTTTCGCCAAAAGCCCTGGTTTTTCCGCCTCAAAACGCTGGCGTCGAATATCGGCTTCACTGGCCTGATTGGCTGCCGCCGCCCGTTGCGCCGCTTCGGAGGCTTTAAGCGATTCCATTTGCCGTTGATAATTAGCGACTCGAACGCCTTCCTCTAGCCCGCCAAGCTGAACAGCGCGGCCTACCAATCGAGGGTCAGCAATATTAAACCCAGCTTCGCCTCCCAGCGCGCGGGTAGCCATATCCGCTTGCAGCTTTCGTTGGTATTCAGCCATCTGCATTTCGGCAAGCGCGTTTTGACGCTGGCGATAATCCATCGTCTGCATCTGCGCGAACATATTCATGGGGTCAAAGCCTCCGCCATACTGCGGGACTTGCGCGGCTATGTCATACCGGACGGGCATAGATTAATCCTTAGCCAAAATACGGGACTTGCTGTCCGCCAAATGAATAAGTTCCAGTCGGCCCCGCACTTTGCGGCGAAAACCGATTCATCATCGAGTACGCCATATAGTTCTGAGCCGGCGCTTGAAGCGCGGACTGAAGCGCGGATGCGCCGCCCATGTAGCCAGACGCGCGAGCCTGACCGGCTTGTTCAATGCCAGTACCAAGCGCCTGACCCGCGCCTATCATCGTATTGGCGATATTGGTGCCTGTGCCAGTCGCCAAATTGCCGACGCCTTGCGCTGCTCCAAATCCAGTCTGAACGCCACCTTGTAACATATTAATCTGATTAGCGCGGTTCTGCATGAACCGATTATATGCATTGCCGTATTCGGTTGAAGCTAGATCTTGGCCAAACCGCTGCGCGGCTTTTAGCGCCGCGCCGGACTGAAGCCCCGCCTGCGCCGCCGCCGTGCGATTGACAGCCTGCATGCCCTGTTGCTCGCGGAACGCATATCCGGGATCCATCTGGAGCTGGTCAAGCGTTGGCTGAGCCATTAAGCTACCAGATCCTTCTCCCGGCCGAAGACCCATGAGCGTCGCGTAACGGTTTAGCGATTCCGTGCCAAACTGCTGATACGGGTCGTATCCGCTCTTGGCGATATTAAAATATTTTTCCTGCTGCTCCCGCGCCGCTTGCGCCTGCTGCGCCTGAAGAAGCGCCGACATCATGGACGCCTGCGACTGCTCTCCGGCGGCGCGGCTTGAAGCGCGCTGGCCAAGCAATCCACCAATGGCGCTTGTAGCCGTGCTGCCCAAAAGGGCCATTGTAAACGGGTCCATTTTAATCTCCTGCCACGTTATACCACACGGCTTTTATTACGTCACCACGCGGCCACTGGCGCGGATATTAATGCTCGTAGCCGCGCTGGCTACGGTCGAGATGAAGCTACCGTTAGACAAGATATGTCCAACGATCTCTGGGAATGTATAACACTCGCTTGGCTGGAGCGTCTTGGTCTTGACGATCAAGTTTTGATTGCCCGCCGTGTCCGTCACAGTCACAAGATTGACGCTAATCGTCGCTGATGTGGCGCTATAGTTAGTCGCCGTCAGTTTGTCTATAATGGTCGTAACGCCAGACGACGTATACTGCGTGGTCTGCACATTCTCCGCAATTTTAGACGGGATAATATTTGTGGGGGTAACGGTCATGGCGCACCTTATGATAGACGTTTAAGGCCGATAGAATCTATCATAGCCTGTTGATTTATAGACACAACTTCATTTCGGAACGATTCGGTGGCGGCTGCGCCCTGACGCACTTCTTTAGCCACTTCAATCTGAAGCATGGGCAATGCTGTCACAGCGCACATCCACTCATCGACTTCTTTGCCAGTGTTGGGGTTTGTCCCGCGCAAAAGCGTAAACCACGCGCATTTAAGTTGCACGCAATCCTTTTTGATAAGCGGACAAAAATTCCCGTTTTTAAGTTCCATTAGTCTTTCACCGCTATAATAGCGTCTACATACTGAACGGCTAAGTTAATAGCTGCGGCAGTGAGACCATGCGTATGAGCGTTTGCGCCGCCCGTAGCGCCCGTCGTCGCCCCGCCAGGGCTCCATAACACATTATAGCTAGTGCCAGCCGCCACGCCGATAACGCCGCCGCCAGCGGTATATGAATGGGTATGCGAAGGAATTTGAGCCTCCGTAAGCACATGGCCGTCCACAGTGCCAGTAATAGCTTGAGAAGCAAACGCCGTTGTAAATGCTACTGAACCGCCAGTTCCGGCCGTTCCAGAGACAATACGCAACGCTTTATTGTTATCCGTCGTTGATTTTACCCAACCTGTTGGAGCCGCAGTCTGAACGAACAACATGCGCGTGCCCGCCGGCAGGGACGCCCAAGAACCAGAAAAAGTGGTGAATGTAGCGGTCGTAGGCGTTGTAGCGCCGATAACAGTGTTGTTTATGCTGCTGCTATTTATGCTGCTGCTATTTATGCTGCTGTTGGCTATAGTTACGCCAGACAGTGCCGAGCCAGACATAGTTCCGTTGACAATAGAACTATTGATTATGGACCCGCCAGAAACATACCCGGCGCTAGTAATATTATCAACGACATATATCTCTACGTCGTTCGAATCCGTCAATTTGATCTTGTAGGCTGACGCAGGCGAAAACCAGATATTGCATTCGCCACGGCCGTCCAGAATTATGGGGTTGGGGTTAGCCGAAGACGCAGACGAACTCGTATACGTCGCCAATGGCGTAGTGGTTCCCGCCGCGTAGGTATACACCTTACCGCCGACAAGAGGCTGTCCGGCAGCGGTAAAAAACTGTGCTTTGGGGGCGGGGCCAAGGTTAGCCATTAACGTGTAATTCCTATGTTATCGGTCACAGTCAAAATGACAGACGGGATAGCAGGGACAGGTGCCGCAGCCGCAGCCGCTGTTATTTGACAGGCCGTGTCGTCAGTAGACCACATAAGTCGAAAATAGTCACCCGCGTTCATACGAAACACGAAATTCCACGCCGCAACAGCGGCAGCGTTATTGCCAGCAAGAGTGACTTTAGTGCCGGTGTTTGCTTGCGTTGTGCCATTAATATCAGCCCATATCCAGACATTGTCTGCCCCGCCGCCAGCTTTATCCAACTGCGCCGAGAACTGGAAATTATAAACGCCCAATCTATCTACATACACCCGCGACGTAGGGGAGCCTATATAGACGCCATCAGATAAATCTGTCGTATTAAATGTAACCGCGTAGGCAGTATTTATTACTGCTGCCGTCTGTGTAGTAGTGTCCGAAAACACGCCGTAGCGCGTGTCAGGATTTTGAGGTGTGTAAGCCGGGGCGACGGCAAGCGCGTCGAGCCCGTTAAACACGGACATCTGTTGCGAAAGCCAATCAGCGCTGGGCGGCGTTACGCCGAGAGCCTGAAGAGCATTCTCAACAGAGGCTTGCGCCGAGGACCAATTTGGGTCGCCCGGCGTTACGTTAAGAGCTTGAATAGCGTTTTCAACAGAAGCCTGTGCGGACGACCAGCCCGGTTCATCCGGCGTTACGCCGAGCGCCTGAAGAGCTGAATCGACGAGAGTTTGCTGTGTCGACAAGATAGAATCGGCCGGGCCGACCTGCAGATCTGTCAACGATATGGGATTGCTGCCCGCACCGGCCAAATTGAACAGACTAAAGAAAAACAAATACCATTCGCGCGAAATCAGTCCGGTTCTGGGGTCAATAATAGGAACCCGCAGAGCTGGTATCTGAGTAATATTAAGCTGCTCATTAGGCATTCGTAGTACTCAGAATAAGTTCCGCACCCATGATGGCGATTTTGACTGGATCCGTCCCTGATACTTCATATACCCGGTCGCGGATTTTCATGGTCATGCCCAGCCGTCGCCAGATCGTTCTAAATCCGTAGCGGCCTATTTTACCCATAGACTTCCAATGCTCGCTGGACCATGTGTGACCGCCGTCATCTGACCAGCGAAGCATGACCTGCGGATTAGCGCCTACCGTAACACTAAACTCCAAAAGAATGTTGTCGCCGGATTCAGTCGCTATCAAAGGCCCATATTCAGACGCCAATAAGTTTACAATTACAGTATCGAAATCGTACCCATCTAACCCAACGCCGGTTTCGCAATCGAGTTGCAGACTGTGCTGAGTC